TTAATCTGCCGCCGTCCTGCCTTTGTGCGCTTGACGGCAAGCTCTTGTTTCGTCAGTGTCGGGTTCGCTATCTCCAATGCCGCCGTTGCGTAATTCCGCAAGTCCAACGGCTCGTTGCGTTTATATGTGCTGTCCTTTAATTCCCATACGATCACGCTTCGCCCCTTGCGGTATCGTACTACCATCTTTTCGGCGGTCAAGCCCTTAAAATATGTCTCGTCATATCCGGCTTCCTCGTTCAACGGGAAATGGCAGTAGTTCGGACCCGGTGTAGAGTGCTTTAATCTCTGGTACAATATGGACTTGCCCGCATCCACACCGACTATGAACAGCGGCACTTTTGCCCTGTTGTTCGTTGTCGGATTAGATATGTACGGCGTTTCCGCACCGCCTCGACCCTTGATAGCCCATACCCTGCGTTCAAGTCTCTCTTTGGTGAAACTGTATACTTGGTTCGTGTGATGGCCGCCGCTGTCTATGCAGACACTCAATATGTGCAAGATCGTTCCGTCTTTCTTCGCAAAGCCGGTTAAGAGGAAATTGTCGAGATCATCCCATATCTGACCTTTGAGCATATCGCCGTATATCTTCTGGTATCGTATACCCCAGCTTTCCTTCCCGACTCCCCAACCGACAACCTCGACCTCGAAACGGTCATCCTGCACATCAACGCCGGCTGTAAGCACGATGACTTCTTCGGGTATCTCGCAATCGTAAATCTCTCTGCGGTTGCACAGTTCAGCATCTTCAAGTGTGCTGCCCGGTTCTTCCCAAGGTTCGCCGAGTTCCGTGTTGACCCATGTTTTCATTTTTTCCGGGTCTCCGAGCTGTAACAGTTCGTGAGCCGTAAGGAACTTTTCTACGATTTCGTGCCATCCACAAAAGTTCGATGCCAATGTGTTCAAGTGAAAGCCCCGTGCCTCCGCATTGGGATTTTCCGCTACAAACTTTCCCTTTAGCCCCTGCTTTTTCCATTCGTACTCCCCGGATTCCTTGCCACATCTTTCGCACTGATATGTTATGCCCTTTGAAAGATTTTCCTTGTCGAACACAACGCCCTTCCACATGAGCGGCTGATAATGTCCGCATTTCGGACACGGTATGTTCCATTCCTCTTTGGTGCTGATCTCGTATTCCGTGGCTATGCGGCTGCTGTTCTTCATTCCCGGTGTTGAGACTATGACGGTCTTTTTATCCCAGAATGTTGTTTGCCTTTTCTGCCCCAATAACAGCGGGTCACCTTCAGTTCCCGCACTTGCCGGGTATCGGTCTACCTCGTCAGCAAGCAGTATCTTGATCGGGCGCATTGCCAGACTTGCCGGACTATTCGCTCCTATGATCGTCACATATCCGCCCGGAAAATTCTTTTTCAGTATCGTGTTGCCGCTGTATCTGCTCTTTGTGTCTACAAGGTTTTGTAGTACAGGCGTATCACGGAGCATCGGCGCAAGAAAATCTTTGCTGAAGGTCTGTGCCATATCAAGTGTCGGCTCAATCACAAGCACGGGTGCAGGGTGATAATGCATATGATATCCGAGCATATTCATGAGCATTGCCGTTTTGCCTATCTGTGCTGCCGACATGATGACGATCTTTCGCACATATGGACTGCCGATAGCGTCCATGATCTCTCTCTGATACGGTGCTTTATCCGTATGCCACCGCCCCGGCTCTGCGCTGTTCTCTGCGCTCAATACCCTGTAATTGTCAGCCCATTGGCTCAATGTCAGCTTAGGCGGCGGTTTAAGTAACTGCACGCATCTTGCGAACATATCAAGAGTGTGTTTCGGTATGTCAATCGTTTTGTTCTTCATTCATTCCAGCCTCCACCGAAGCAAGAGACACATTCACATCTGCCAGCCCTTCGAGTGCTTCGTCTATTGCACTTTTAAGCTCGTCAAAGATTGCGGCCTGATCTCCGCCCTTTGTAGCGAGTGCCGGTGATAGTTTGGCCGGGAGTACCAACATACGGCTTCGTATGTTCAGGCATAATGTCTTGATGCCCTGTTCGATATCCGCCGTATTGTGGATTTCTCCCCGGCGTAACTCGTTATCCATCTCTGCCGCCTTGCGCTTTTCTGCCGTGAGTTTCATGCGTTCTGTCTGAAGGCTCTCTTTACCGGCACCGCCCAGATACTTGATGTATCTCAATACTGCTGCCTGCAGGTCGTACAGCCCCGGTCTGTCCTCCGCTAAAACGCCCTCATCCCTCAACTGCCTTATGCGCCGCTCTGTCAGTCCTAACCATTGTGCTACTACCTTGCTTGTGTATAGCTTCATGTTTCCACCGTCTCAATCTTGATACTGTCACCGCTTTACTCTTCGTCCTCAATATGGCTGCCGTCCTCGCCGTCCGTCATATCGTCCTGTGTTTCATCTGTCAGATCGGCGGCTGCCGTTTCGCTGTCCGTGCCGCCGTCAGGGTCGGGAACTTCTATAGCCCCTGTCGCTCTCATTTCCATGATTTCAAGTTTCTTGTTCTCGATCACTAACCGTTTTTCTGCATCCTCGATAGCCTTCAGACTGTTCACTATGGTTGCTATTCTGCCCTGTACCTTGTACAACGCCTCTTCAAGCTTCAGAATCCTTGCAAATGCGCTGTCCTTTGAATACATACCCATCTGCTGTGATGCGCCATCTACTTTTTGGCTTCCCCTGCCCCTCGGTACTCGCATATCAACAAGACTGTTAAGGAACAACTTATCCTCCGGCTCTTTCTCGTAAAGTGCTATCTTTTCAAGTATGCGATGTTCCCGGACTTTTAGAATCTGCAACTCATTCTCTAATGCCGCCCTGCTGCCTGTCGGCGTTCTGGCCGCAAGTTCCTTTTCTGCGTCAGTCAGCATATCAAAAAAGATGGTGCTGTATGCCCCATCCTTTTCTGCGTTTTTATTTCCGATCGGTGCGCCATCGTGGCTACCCTTGGCATTTTTCTTGCCCTTGCTGTTGGTGTTGCCCGGTTGACCGCCTCGCTTTTTCCTGATCTTTATGTCATCCCACTTGTCCGCTTTTTTCCAATTCCGCAAGGTCTGATATGAAACGCCCTGCTGTTCTGCCAGCTCCTTTAGGCTCACATCCTCGCCTTTACTTTTGCGGGCGATATATTCAGCCTTTGCGGAATCTCTTTTATTGCTCCGCTTTGGCATATATCCTCCTTGTTGCCCGGTATTTCCGGGCATAGAAAAGACCCCGAATTGCTCCGAGGTCTACTTGTTCATACTAGCATAATACCACATAAAAACTAAAAAAGTTGCCGATTTCTAAAATTTTATAAAAATTTTATACTTTCATTCTTACCCAGCTCTTCATCATTCTGTGCCTATTCCGTTCACACAGTCAAAGATTGTAAATCCGTTATACGCTTGATATAATACCTTGCTTGCGTCCTGATCGTTTGCAAGGTTAAACACTATTACTTTGTCGTTATATCCATATGCAGTTAGATAGTTTTCCTGTAATCTTACAGATGCGCTATTGAAGTCTTGCATCAGACTATCCCATGTATCTTTACTATCTTTATCTCCTGCTACAGCGTAAGCGGCTAATTCTGCCATGCCCTCGATGCTGATAGTGGCATTTATACCGCCGTCATCCGTGGTTACTTTGTATGTTGCTCCCAAAGAATCGGCTAATGAAGTCTGCAAGTCTTGCTCAATCAGCCTTGCGATCTGTGCAATGTTCTTACCGTGCTGTGCTGTTTCTATCTCGCCCTTTGTATAAGCTGAATGATAGTCTCTTTCGTAGTGGATATAATTAAATCCTTCACTCTCGTTTCTTTCAACTATCCGCCCCTGTAAACATTCCCCATTCGTACCCGCTACTTTAGCGAGTGCCTTTGAATCTTTAGGCGATATAGATATAATTAACTTATAATCCCCGGATAGCGGCGTGTTATACCCGTTGTTGAACGCTTCGCTTTGTGCCTTGCCGTCTTTGATCGTCACGGTCTTTTGCTCACAGTAATCATCGTTGTTATCGAGAATCAATGCAAGCTCTGTTTTGTCTGGCAGATTTGTACTTATCAAAAATTCTGGAAAACCCTCTTTGCCGTCTATATCGACAGCTATTGATGGCATAAACATTTTGAGTTCATATCTGGATATAATGATCTCGGTATCTTTCTTTGCGACCGTGACGGTATAGTATTTATTGCCGTCTATCGTTAAGCTTTCAACTTTACCGACACTTTCAGCTTGTATTGTCTCTTTCGTCTTTTCGGTAATGTTCGTAAACCCTGCTGCCTTGAAGTCCGCAAGAACTGTGTCGGCATTTTTCCCGGATACCTCTGAATGTTTGTAGGGAATTTTTACATAGTTGCCACTGCTGCAACCTGTGGCTAGCATCACCAATAGCATAACGATAGCCGTTAATCTGAATATGGTTTTTGTTCTCATGATCTGCACCGCCTTTCTTGATCTTGTCTTTTTCTTTTAGTCACCTTTGGGATAATGTACGGCTGCCGATAGTGCTAATGTTTTACATAGTCGTTAGTCACTATTGGAATAAGCGAGGGGTAAAAAAATGAGACTGTATAAAAGTCCGTCTGGGAAGTGCAATATAAGCGGTCAGAATGTCAAGAAGTATCGTGAGGATGCCGGACTGTCACAAGAACAGCTTGCGGCTAAAATACAGTTGTTAGGTCATAGCATAAATCAAAAGGCTATCAGCCGGATTGAAACAGGCGATAGGGTTATGCCCGACTTTGAACTGATCTACTTCTCTGAAGCTCTCGGCATTCCGATTGAGATATTGCTTGAAACCAGAAGATAGCTCTGCCCTTTCCGGGCTGTATTCCTCTCGTTGCCGTGTGCGTCTAATTATATATAATTCTGTCGCATTTTTCAACTTCAATTTTTTTGAACCCCCTATATATTCTGCGGCCTGACAGGGCGGAAATGGGTTTTTTGACCCTATAGCTACCAAATTTTTGCGCTTTCGCACCCGTATGGGCTAAAACCGCCCCGGCAGAACCTATGGACCCGGCGGGGGTGCT